TCCTACTCCACATCCGCTCAATAATAAAAACATTATTTCGCTGAACGAACGCCAATCATCAATAGGCAAAAAACTGCAATTAAATATACGAGCATTATTAAGTTCAATGGGCTTACCCGCGAACTGTAAGCTACGCATTGACGGTAAAACTTTTTTATCATACACTAGTTTATAAGCTTCTTCAATTTCATTTTTTAATTGTGGGAATTTAGCTTGGTGCATTTTTTTATTTCTTGTTACTAATTCTCCCCATGTTTCTCTTCTGTTTAATTCTGGTCTGAATTTTGCATACTTCATGTAACATGTTAAATCTGATAAGATTTCTTGAGTTACATCCATTTTTATTGTTTGTTGTTTGTTTTCCATGTTATTTTTCTTCCTTTTAATGCTTTAGATATTTTTTCACTACGTTCTTTATTATTTGATATTTTTTGTTTTGTTTCTTCACTGTGGTTTTTTCCTAAATTAAATTTATGTCCTTTATTTGCTTTACTAATTTTTTGTTTAGTTTCTTTAGAACGCTTTATACCTTTAGCTTTAATACTTTCACTTATTCGTTGTTTATGTTCTTCACTTAATTTTTTTCCTCTATTACATGATTTAACATCTACAGTTTCATTAAATAAATTTTTATTATTTGTAATATAATATTGTTCTTTTATTTCTAATTCTTCTATTAAACATTCTTCTAATAGATTAAATTGTAAATTATCAACACCGTATTTATTTACAAATCTAGTGAGTTGAATATTATGATGTCTATTGCTCACTAAAGCACTTCTATGTTCTTTATACCGTTTATATAAGTCATATGCACTACCTATATAATATTTTTTATTAATCTTATTTGTGATCTTATATATTCCACTTTGAATATGACCACTAATATAATATTTCATAGTTAAGTGTACGATGTCCTGCTACTTTTCAGTAGCTTTATTTTTATTTCCTTAATTTAAAGTAATCGACTGTCTAATTCAGTCATTTGAAGGTACAAAACAAAATCTTCAAAAATATCTTTAGATACACCTTTAAGTGATAAAGCATGTTCTTGAAGAAGTGATTCTGAAATCCTTTCACTAGTACCCTCTAATAATAATGGTTTAAAACCACCAAAAACTTCATTAATTAGCTTTGATTCATTCTCATCACCAAAGTCATCATTGTCTTGAAGATATTGAGACATCAATTCTTCAATTTTGGTTTTAGAGTATTCCATTTTTATAGAGTTTTTTTACTTCCTTAATTATTTTTGTTGTTAACTTAATGATAGCTTCTTTAAGTTTTTGTAACAACGCTTTTTTCTGTTGTCCTATACGAAGACCGCTAAATGGAACTTCAACATTCTTCATATGGGGTTCTAAATATTGACGATATGCATTTCCTGCTAAGATAACAAACTTATCTTTATCAAGATTATAACCTTTTTGTTGTAATTGTTTTAAAACAACTTCAGCCCATTTCTCACGTTCTGGAGCTGGCATTTCTTTTAGTGTCTTATTATATGGTTCAATTTCAGTGCGTAATGGTACTAAATGATACTTAGCAGATATAATATATATATCACTTGGGCTAGTTAGTTTTTTAGCGTATTCCAATTGTTTTTTAAACAAATCGGAATTGTAAAGCTCTTCAGCAGGAGCTGCTTGACTTTCTTTACCTGAAGAACACGATACTAATACAACTTTACTCATATAACGATAAATATGTTTAAGACCCACTATTATTATTAAGTTCAAAAAACTTTCTCTTCAAAGTGTCCCGATCAAATGAGTCAAAGTTTTCATTTAATTTCTTTGGTTTTTCACTTTCAAGTGTTTCTTCATCTAATTCATTACTATCAATCTGTATATGACCTGTAGATGTGTCTATGACAGCCGCATAAGTTATACCATCCATGCCATATCTATTTTTCATTATATGGAATCTACCAGTACCGCCTGCTTTATCTTGACGTCGACGTGATAATGACATTGCAAAGTCAGTAATCATCATTTTATTATATGAACCCGCTGCTTTATCACCTTCAATAATATTATCATTAGCACCTGCTCTATTTACCTGACTTACAGACCAAATTGGTACATTCATTTCACGTGCTAAACCTTTAGTAGCTACATAAACATCATCAATTTCTTCCTTACGTTCTTTACTTGTTCTATTAGCTCGTAATAAATCTACATAATCAATAAGAACTAAGTCAGGTGCTTGGTCTAAGTCTCTACATTTTTGTATATGCGATTCAATAGTACTTATAGTCGCTTTACCTGTCGGATATTCTTTAATCACTAATCTACCAGGTAAGTTAGATACCGCTTTTTCAACGTCTGCTCTGTGTTCTTGTATTTGGGCTACTGATATGTTAGTAAAACAAGCATCATATCTTTTACCAACATATGCTTCAGATAATTCTAATGTGTAGTGATTAACATTAAATCCAGCTTTAACTGCCGCGGCGCCTAAAGCAATTAATGACCAACTCTTACCACCTCCAGGACCTCCAAATATCAAACCAAAATCACCTCCACCTAATCCACCTTGTAGTAATTCATTTATCACAGACCAAGGTGTTGAGATTGGATTTCTATATTCAGCACGATATCTATCTTCAACATCCTTCTCATACTCATGGCCTAAGTTCTTATCCATACCTGCTTTTAAAGCTGAGTCAACAAGTGCTCTAATGTCATCATACATTCCTGATTGTAATAAATCAACTGATGTTAATAATGCTTTCTTTAATTGTTGGTTCTTACAGAAGTTACTAAATTCTTGTTCTACATAGTCTTGATCTTCATTAGATGCTTTATATGCTTCTTTTAGTTGTTCAACTACAGATGTTTTTAAAACATCATTGTCAATTTTCTTTACTTCAATGTGTAGAATATCTAATGTAGGAGTTGAATGCCATTTATCAAAATACTTGATAATAGTTTCTACTAACCATTGGTGAGCTTGATTATCAAAATAATCTGGTGTGACAACATCTCTAATGTTAAGTAGAAATTTTTTATTTTTTAGAAGCGAGCTAATTACCTTGGTTTGAAAGTTCAAACCATATTGATTCAATTTGCTAAATGCAACCATAACTTTTATTTTATTTTATATGCTTGAAGATATGAAAATATTTCGGTTAGCCAAATCTCTGTATTAGGAATTGAATTACCTAACTTATCTTCGTTGTATAATTTTAAAAATGCTAATTTTTCTAGTTTTTTAGGTTCACTAGTTAAAACCTCTTCTATCTCCTCAATACCGTTTTCAGGTATATCTACCTCTGTTAAATCCATTAGTTGTTGATTTAATAGGAGTTGTTTTGAGAAATTACAAATGTCTCCATATAAACCATGTTCATTAACTAATTCTTTAGATTTCTCTAATATACTCTTGAATGTAACAGTTTCCTTAGATTCTAATTCTGGAAATAACTTGAATAGTTTTTTAGGTCCTAATCCTTTTACTCCAGGTATATTATCTGAATTATCTCCCATTAATATCTTTTGATTGATATAGTTGTTAGGATACAAATTATAGTCTTCTTTAACTAATTTAGGTGTATAAAATTTCTTTTTAATAGGTGAGTATACTGTTACTTTATCATTCACTAACTGTAAGAAATCTTGGTCAGCTGACATAATATACACTTCATCTTTAGCCTTATTAGTTATATAAGCTATAACATCATCCGCTTCTACTTTATCAATAGCAAGTAAATCAACAGGTAAAAATTGTAGATAATTAACTAAACGTAATATTTGATTTTCTATTGATGCTGCTTCTTCTTCTTTATCATCGAAGCCATCCCAATTAGTTATACGTTGTAGTTTTCTATTGCCTTTATAATCGGCGAATAAATTCTTTTTATTTGTTGTACTGCCTGTACCATCAAATACTAGAATTACTCTAGTAGGTTTAATATGTCTAATCGCAAAACCAATCGACTTTAAGAAACCAGTGAGCCCACCAATGTGGGCTCCTCCTGGATTCATATGATTGATCATGGCAAAGCTTCTTAGAAATGTATTCATCGAATCTACTAGTAGTACTCTACTATTTAGATGCAATGGATCATCTTGTGAGTTTTGGATACTATCAAGTATCTGCTTAAGCGTCTTGTTCATCGTCATTGTCAATTTCAATCATTGGTGATATTTTACTACTTTCTTCCCATTCACTGTTGTCTTCTGTAACTTGAATTTCTTCAATTTTTACATTTTC